AGTTAATACAGTTACCTGCGTCGTTTCTTGCTATTCTTATTGCCATTATTTATTATCTTAAAATAGTTACTAATAATCCAAGTGGTTGAATTATTACCGGGTTATCTGATTTAATTGCTGGTAACGTAAGTGCGTTAACATCTTCGTTTGATGTGATCCATGCAGATATTTCTACCCTGTTAAGGAAAGTTCTACCTACTGTACCTTGACCGTAGAATATAGGCTGTGCAGTTAGTGGAAACGTAAAAGTAATATCATCACTGTCATTTCTGTTAGAGTACCATAAAGCTGGCTCTACAGGTGTGTTAGCAATCTGAGGTATAACATTAAAGTCAAACCTTACTCTTAATTGGTCTCCTGGTAAAGTCTCTGAAAGGTC